CTGTGGTGACTAGGAAGTGAGAGGCTGCATAAGCAAAAGTCCCAGCGGCTGCACCAAAAACCGCTCCAAAAGCCAAAGTGCTACCCGTAGCAGCGCCAACAGCCGTAGAAGCCAGAGCCACGCCAACAGAGACAACCATATCAAATATCCTTCTTATAAGTTATCTCGTCGAAAGAGTAACCTGTTTTTTCCATAAAGGCTCCGAAACCTTCTGCCCTTACCCCAAGCAGAACTTGAGATACGCCATCTTCTTTAAGGTATCCCTCACAGACAGTCAGAAGTTTACGGCCAACCAAACCCCTATACTCAGGTTTAACAAACCACCCTAGAGATTGTGCAGACAACGTATTCTTCTGAAAGGGCACAGGGGATTTAACAAAAGCTACATACCCAACAAGACTGCCGTTTGACCTAGCAGCAACTAGAACTATGTTTTCTTCAAAGCATAAGTAGGTATCCACAGGGTCAACATACTCACCAGAGAAACCCCCTACAATAAACTCTTCTTCAAGCAGAGGTCTTATGTCGTCTTGTATTGCGGAAAGAAACTCTTGTTGATACTTAACTGCCACTGTCTCTACCCCACACAATCTCTTTATCTTGAAGGCTTTCAACAAAGTCCAAACCTAAATCACCTGAGTACAAAGACTTCTGATATGCGGATGTAAACCTAGCAACCCTAGCTCTCTCAAGGTCAACCAGTTTATTCTCTAGGGTTAGTTGTACAGTACAAGTGTCAGCAGTTTCCTCAATGTTCATCTGATCCATATAACCAGAGAAGATTTGAGACAGGTTCGTACTACCAGCTTCCAGACTAATCTTGGAGCCATCTTCCAGAAGGATGTAGTCAGAACTTTCCAGAAGGATAAGACCTTTTGAGAAGTTACCGAAGTATATGTTAGCCTTACGTCCTTGGTAAGGTTCACTGAGGGCCAGAGAAAGAACCTCTTGAGGAATACCACTCAAAGTAAGAGAAGCCCCTTTA